ATATCACCACCTCTTTTAAAAGTTTTGCCTTTATCGGCGTTTGAAAAATCCTTGCCCACGGACTGTGGGACTCCCACCTTCTTGGCAAACGATGGGTTGTTGGCCACCGCCGCCATGAATTTATGTTGTTTCTTACTTGTGCTTGGCATACTTAGCCACCACGTTTTTAACAGTTTCAGTTTCCCAGATGCGGATAATCATCCACACAATGGTCAATATTCCACCAACAAGGGCTACGACGGGAGTCATCCAGCCCATGAAACCACCGAGTCCAACAACCACAGCAGCGCCATCGGTCATTGTTTTTATGTCGTTGTTCATACAAACCTACCTTTTGTTTTGCCTTTGACAGCACAGCCATCTGCACGGGCAGAAGCCGAACCACCCTTGGCATAATTCTTTGAAGGAATTTTTACTCCCGAATTGGGCTTACTGCGCTGCGCAGGAGGGGGTGTACGTGCTTCAGGTTTTTCACCCATATAAGGTAGCTGCTGAATTGGTACTTTGAACTGCGGAGTATCTGATTTAGCCATGATGTTTCCTTAACACTTCCATCTTGCTAGAGAAGCCGCCTTGCGGGTGGGCTTGCCTTTTTCATCTTTCATCGGGCCGGGCATACCAGACATACGAGCGCAGAATGACTTCTTACGTGCGCCGCCTTGTGGTTGCGGAGCCTTCAGGTTGCTTCCTGTTGCTGCGTTGTACTTGGCGCGGCCTTTGGCAGTCAGTCCCGCCCCCTGCTTAACAGGGAGCTTCTCACCACGACCAACAGCGAGGGAGGGGCCTTTTTTCTTAGCCATAGAACACCGTGATTTTTGCGGTTGCAGGTAGCGTTACATGAATGCTCGTGTCGAACAAAATGCCTTCGCCGGGAACAGGTAGCGTGATTGGTTGTGTGCCAGTGCCAATATTAAATTGCAGGCGAATCGTGCCGGAAGCACCTCCGTCTCGAAAAATAACATCCCCCGCTGTTCCGCCAGAAATGCAATGGTATGCCTTGAGGCGGTTGCGCCCAGATACCATTGTGCCTGTAGCCTCTGTGTGCGCGGATTTAACGTCTGTCTGCATCATGATAATTGCTCCGTTTCCGGTTCTGGGGCTTCTAGCCTGTTTATGAGCATCTTGTACGCTTGGATCGTGGCCTGAGCTTGAATTAAAAAGGCGTTTGCCTTAGTCGCTTCAGTCTCAAGGTCACGAATCTCAGTCTCCAAGAATTCCTTGGTAATCTGCATTATGCAAAGGTCGAGTACGCAGGAACGTAGTACACAGTGCCGCCAATCATCACTTTGATTGCTTTGGCTACAGTAGTAACGCTGGTTGCTGTAGGAGCAATCGTAGCGGCGGGGGCTGTTTCAATGTTCATCAACAAAGGAACTTCACCAGTGTTTGCGCCGCTGTCAGTCACGCGAATAAACGAAGCTGTGCCGGGCAAAGTAGCGTTAACAGAATAATCTGTGTCCAACTGGAGAACAGCCAAAGTACCGCCGGGGGAAGCAGCAGAGCCGCCCAAGGTTGCACGGATTGCATTTGCCGCACCGGAAATTGTGCCGGTAGTGTTGATTGAAGTGGAGATGTGTGCGCCGTTGATTGTGCCGCCTGTAGCTGCACCAGCACCTGTGACTCGTGTCAATGCGCGAATAGTTTCGCCAGAACCAGTGGAAGTAAATTCCAAACGGTTATACGACAAACGTGTATCACCCGTAGCGGCTGAAGTCGTAGCGTAAAACTCGGATACGTTGCCAGCAGTGGTTTCAACAATAGGGCTAGCGGCTGTACCGCCGATAAAACCATTAAGAGAAGAGACTGGGCCGGAGAATGTGGTTAATGCCATGATTTTTTCCTTACATGCAAGTTAGGCGTATCTGTCTGCATGTCGTCAGCCGGGACTGTCAGATACACCGGAAAGCCCGGAATGATTGCAATATACATCAAAAGAAAAGGGGGCACAAGGCCCCCTTAACTTATCAGGTTGAACCGGGTGAGCCAAAGACTCCCAATGGATCAGACCAGCCGAATGAATAACGCTCACGAGCCTTGTAACGAACGTTACCAGTATCGAAGTCGCCATCCATCTTGTTTTCCAGAGGCATACGCTCAAAGTGCTTCAGGCCATTGGGCACGTCAGTGCACAAGAACCAACCGTTGTTGTCGGTCAAGAAGTGATTGATTGCATAACCTTCAGGGATTGAACCGTTGTTCTTCAACGCGTTGATGTCGTTGTCAGCAGTGCCAACGCGGAGGTTGGTTTCTAGCAAACGAGTTGCAACGAATTGCAGAGCAGGCGGAATAATCAGCTTGCGGGGTTTAGCAGCGATCAACAGACCACGCTCATCAGTCCAAGCGGCGATTTGAATAACTGCATTTTCCAATGAAGTTTCGTTCAAGTCAGAGTTGGTAGAGGGACGATTGCTGTTGGTGCCACCAGAAACCAAGGGGTGTGCTGTGCTGAACAAAGCAACGCCGTCGCCACCGGGATAAGCGGTAGAGAAGCCGTTGTTCAAAACAGAAGCTGCCTTGACTTGTTTGGTGTACGCCATTGCACGGGCCAAAGCTTTGGTGTAGCGAGCAGACAAGCTGTCGTACAAGTTATCTTCAATCGCTTCTTCAGTGATTGAGAAACCCAAGGCGATGGTTTCGTGGTTGTAGCGTGCTGTGAACGCTTCTTGTGCATTGTCATAAGCAATGGCAGAGCCTTCATTCTTGACTGGAGCAGCGGAGAAACCAGCAAGCTTGGTCTCTTCTTCAAAGCTACGCTCTGATTTCTCAGTTTCGTAGATTTCTTTGTGCTCTTCGCCGTAGCGTGAATACTCCATACCAAACAATGCGTTCAGACCGGGTAACAGTTCTTTGAGTAGTTGTGCGCGTGAAATAGCCATGATTTAGTTCCTTATGCGCCAGTGGCAGAGTAGTAACCGTGCAAACCTTGGTTCAACTTAACCAAAATTTCGGGGTACTGAGTGAAAACCACAGTCGATGTGTAAACACCAGAATTCAATGTGAATGTGGCGGCTTGGTTTAGCACAACAGAAGTTGCGCCTGCGGCGGCTGCGGTATCCACAAAAGAACCTGTCTGCGCAACTTGACCGTTTGTGGTCAACACAGAAACGTCCGTACCAACTGGCAATGCGAAAGGCAACGCACTCACAGTCAAGGTAGTTGTACCTGAACTGAAAGTAGCTGTACCCAACGAAACTGCTGTATCTGTAACCAAACCAACCATACGCAAAGGCAGAGTGGTAGTTACAGGGGTGTTGGTTGGAGCTAAAACAGCGTTAGCAGAATTGCCGGTATTTGTGTTGCCGGTGTTGTTAATGGCTGACAGGTTAGTGCCAATCATCGCCATAGCGCCAGAAGCAACAGTAGTACCAGAAGAACACACAACCGCCTTGAACACAGCATCGGGATCGTCCAACACATAGGCTTGGCAATCACCGGCTGCGGTGCTTGCTGGCCAGTATTGGCTGAACTGCTTTTGCTTTGTTACGGGGTTAGTGAATGTGCAACCCAAGAAGATACCGACAGTCTGGTTAAGAGTGTCGCCGGTAGCAACTGTGGCGCGTGTGGCAAAGCCACGGGCTAGAACAACGAAATCACCATAGAAGATGTCGGTTGCGTAACCGTATTGGATGTTGTACATGCGGGTAGAACCTGCAAATACTTGACCGCCAATCAAATTCAATGGTTTTAGCCCGTACGGGGCATCAACTACTGGATAAGCCATTTAAATTCCTTTATTTAGAACCTGTACCAAATCCGCTTCCTCGACTGGTTGAAGACTTTCGGTCAGCAAACAGAGGCATACGCGGGTCATTATTTCTCATGAAGTGGTTGTCCACTGAATCCATCTGATTCTGCGCTTGCGTGTCGTAGTACTCTTTCATGGCCATGAGTCTTTCGGTGGGGATTTTGCAAAGCATTAATCCACCAATTTCCACATTACCAGATTGGGCATTACCCACAATCATCAGTTCCGGATGATCTGCTGCCTTCACTGGTTCCCAGCCGTCGCGCATCTTGTGGGATACGTTTGTAGGATGGGCCTGACCTAAGATATGAGTCGCTATCCAGCGATACTCCCATCCGGGTTCAGGGGTAGGATCGGGCAACGCACTCGAAGGTTTGTAGACGTATCGAGTGTTTTTTTCGCGTGACACATTGTCACGGGGATTACGGTTTTCAGCCATTTTGATTCTCCAGTTTTAAAACTTCAGCAACGTATTTTTTAGGGTCAAGGTTGTACTTTTTAATCAACGCAGCTTGTGATTGCGTTAACTGTATCTTCCTTGTCCCTGTTGAACGTGACGCAGGGGCCACCACAGAGGAAGGCCGCCTTGGAGTCTCAACCGACCTTGGCTTGTCTTCGTTTCCACCGAAAACTTCAGGGAACTTCGACTTCACGCGAGCATTAATCTGCTCGAAATAATCATCGGAGCTAGGATCAACTCCGTTGTTGACTAGTTTTTGATGCAGCCCTAGTGCAAAGCTGGTAACTTCCTCGAACCCGTCTGAGCCAAACCACTGGTTTTTTGCTTGCCAGCGCAAGGTTTTTTCGTCAGCTCGCACCGGTTCGGGTGCTTGTTGACGCGGTTGTACATCAAATCTTTCGGTTTGTAAAGCGGGTGGACGAAAATTTTGTGCTTGTTGCAACTTCATCTTTGCTTCAAACAGCTTTTCTTGTGCGGCAATGATGGCATCGGTGTCAAAAGCTTCTTGTGCTGCCTTGTATTCCCGACGGGCATTGTCCAACTCCGCCTCTGCGGCTGTTTTGGCCATAGCTCCGTACTGCTCTGTACCACTGCTGACGTACTGTTGAAGCTTTTTATTCTCTTCAACATAGTGCTGTGCAAGACGCTCAAGTTCTTGCTTCTCCCGTAAAAGAGATTCTTTGGCACGGCGTTCGTCGTGGCGGGCATGGGTCAGCTCCTTGATGCGTTTTTGGGCACCTTGGGTGTATGACTCAATCTCGTCGTCTGTCGGGTCTTCTACTTCCCGATCCAGTGGGCGACGACCACGATCCTTTTCAGGTGTGTCATCAACAATCTCAATTTCGACATCGTCCTCGGTTTCAATCTCAACCTTCTGGTTCTTGTCGTCCTCAAGTTCGTCGGGGAACTTATATTGCTCTGCCATATCTGCTCCTTTAAGCGCGGGTTAACCCACGAGGGTCTTGCACAACAGCGTCCACTTGGTCATCATTGATGAGCCGGAACTCTTTTCCAAAAATCTTGAATCGCGTACCGGAATAGGTACGAACGAGAACAAAGTCACCTTTCTTGCACCACGCGCCTGCGGGGAACTTGGTTGTGTCTTTGTACGCGTCTGGGCCAACATCGACAACAAACAGAACCGTTGTGGCGTGTTCTTCTTGTCGCAAAGTAGCTGTGGCTTTCACGAGATCAAGCTCAGTTCCATCAATCTTGTCAGAGATGTCAGGCACTGCACACAGCAGTTTCCAACCCGTTGGGGTCGGAAGCATCGTGGCTTTCTCTTCGTTTGTTGCGTCTTGCGCTGGCGCTTCGACGGGTTGTATTACTTCAGGCAGGGCATACTGCCCCGGTTCTAGAACGGTGTCATTCATCGGATTCTTCAACTTTCTGTGCAAGGTCAAGTAGATAACGCTCTGCAAGGGCTAGACCCTGAATAATCCCGCAGAGTTTTTGGTACTCTTCAAAAGTGCGACATGCCCCACCAGCGCAGTCATCTGCGTAGTTGTTCATATCGGTGCGTAATTTTTCGCGCAATACGCGTGCGAATTCTTGAATCATTTAGGTGTCCTGTCTTTAGCTTGTTGGCTTCTTGCGTTCATCTCCATCTGTTGCCGTTGACGTTTTAAGTCTCCAGCCTTACCCATTGCGGTAATGTTTGCCGTTGCCTTTTGTTGCTGTAGCTGTCCTGCTTTGTGCATGGCATCAACTTCAAGACGCTTGTTCTCAATAGTCAACTTGCCTTCGACTTCTTGTTTTCTGAGCGCCAACTCTTGCTGTTTGATCTGCAACTCTTGCTGCTGCATCTGTATGAGCGGATCTTGCTGTTGTTGCTGCGCTTGTTGTTGCGCTGCTTGTGCTTGGTTTTGTTGTAGCACTTGGGACGCGGCTTGAGCCATCATG